GGTAATGCGTCCACCGCCTCGCCCAGGGCGCGGCGGAGCGACAGTAAAGTCCTCACGTAATTTGGTTTCCTTTGAAACGAGAGGCCGGCGCATGCCAGGCCGTAATGCGGCACTTTCCCGATTGCTACTTTGCTATCAGACTATCGAGCTATCGAAACCGGACGTCAGGCCGGCCTGGTCTTCTCCCTCAGTTCGGCGGCACGGCGCAGTTGCGCCGCTTTGTCCGCGTCGGGATCGGGATCGGCGGCCGGCGGGTCCGTGATCGGGTCCGCGTCTGCGTCGAGCGCATCGGCCACGCCATCGAGCAGCGTCAACGCCTTGGCGTGGTGCGTCATCCCCTCTGCCATGTACGCCTTGGAGGTCCGAAGCGACTTGCGGGCCAGCCTGATCGCGTCCTCATGCGCGACCGGCGGTTCATCGTCGCCCTGCTCGCCGCCATCCTTCCGGCGTCCGACCAGGCGGCGGATCCTCGCCAGCATCTTCTCGTCGTCGTCGGGCTCGGCCCTGGTGCCGCCATGCACCGAACACTCGCTCGCGTCCGTCATGCCGCACTGGTCATCCGGCGCTCGGCCGCAGTTGCCGACGATCGCGCCGCCGGAGGCGGGATCGACCTCATTTCCGCCTTCGTCACGGCGCACCGGAACGCGCTTGTGCCCCGGAACGCGGGGTCTCGTTGTCATGGATGGTTCCTTTGCTGCTGTGCGCAGACGTTGCAGTTCGTCGCGGGAAATCAGGGTCCGCTTCAGCTCGACCCCGCCGCTGTCGAGGATGCGTTCGGCCCACTCGACCAACGGCCGCGTGTCGATGCCCTTGCGGCGGGCCTCTTGCAGCGCGTTGGGGTTCGCCGGCACCGGGCAAACGCTGATTTCCAGGAGGTCTTGTTCCAGGAAGTCGATGCCCCAGGGCCGCGCGTCGTCGTTCTGCACGAACGCATGCCTGGTCGGCATGAAGCCCACGCTCACGGCGCGGAGGAATTTTCCGAGCACCAGCCGGTAGATTGTGTCGGCGAACTGGTAGGTTTCCGGCGGCGCGAACGCGATGTTGCCGAGCAGCCGGGTTCCCTCGACCGCCACGTTGCTCGCGCCCCCGATCGGCGGCGCCGAACTGTCGTGTGCCCAAAGGGTCACCGGGTTGTTTTCGAAGTCGGTCAGGTTCCAGCCCGAAGCTTTGATCGTGTCGCCCATGCGATCGACCGACTCGTCCGAAAAGCAGAACCGCAGCGTCCGATCGGCGCCTTCGACCGCGACCGGCAGTTCCGTGCTGATCCGGAACACCGCGTCCGAGGGCTTCGCGCCGGCCCGCAGCTCCTTGCGGAACTGGTCAACCGTGATGAGCTTCGTCATGTCACTCGACCAGGTCGAGCGCGGTCTCGATCAACCGCGTGGCCGTGACACGATCGCCGGCGCCGATCGCCGCCTCGGCCCGCTCGATCGTCGCGACCGCATCCGACTCCTCCGGGCCAAGATGCGCATCCCCGGCGCTCAGCGACGCCCTGGCAGCCTCGAGAGCCCCGCGGGCGTAATCGTTCCTGCCAGCCGCCAGCGCCGTCAGTGCGCTCCGCAGGCTGTGGTCGGACCGGTCCGGACCGAACATCTCATGCACCAGATCGGTCAGTTTGGTCAGCGCCGCGACGGTTGCGCGATGGTCCCCGGCGGCGGCATCCGCCAAATGCGCGCGCACCCCGCCGATGCGGGCCTTCAACGCCTCGCGCACTCGGTCGAATGTGGCGCGGCCTCGCGGCTGGGGGTTCTCGGCATCGGCCGGCGCCGCCAGCAGCAGCGGCTTCGTCGCAGCGGACTCGGCCTCCGACGCCTGCCGCGCGAGAGCGGCCTTGGTCGCGACGGCTTCCGCCGTGTCCGCTACCGGCGTTACTGGTAGCACTGTCTCAGGCGGTTTCGCCGCCGTGTAGGCGGCGGTGTCTGGATCAGGCAATTGTTTCTCCTTGGTGATGATTGTCAGCGGCCGACGATCAGCAGACCGCGGCCGTCTCCGTAGATGCCGGCCGGTTCGGCCAGCGACCGCCCAACCGCCATGATCAGCGCGACGATCGGGTCGATGCGCTCGATCGAGCGTTCCTTGTCGGGCTTCTCGTTGCCGGCCGGGTCTTTCCGAACGGTGACGTTCGAAGCGCACCAGTCGGCGACCGGATCGGCGCCGTGCTGCAGGTCCTTCGCCAGCAGCTTGCGGATGAACTCGGCCGAGGCCGGACCCATGCTCAAAAACCCTTGGCCAAATTCCACAAGGGTCATGCCCTCGTCGGCGAGGTTGCGGATGATCTCGCCGGCGAATGTCCGGTCGTAGGCCAGCTCGGTGATGTTGTAGATCGTGGCGAGGTGCAGGATTTCCGCTTCGACGAATTTGAAGTCCGTCGTGTTCCCCTCGGTCGCGATCAAGTGTCCCTGGTCCCGCCAGACCACATACGGCGCCCGATCGCGCCGCGCCCGCTCCTCGATGTCGTCATTCGGGCACCAGTGCCGCCATAGCACTTTCCAGCGTTCGCCCTCCGCGATCGGCGGGAACAGCAGCGCCAGCGAGGACAGGTCATTCACCCGCGCCAGATCGAGCGCGGCGATACAGCTCCGGCCCTTCAACGCCTCGGCGTCGATCGGGTCGGCACCGCGCGCCCAGACGTCCATCGGAATCCAGCGTACAAGCTGCTGCGTCCATTGGTTCAGACGCAGCCGCCGGATCGAGTTCTGCCGCGACGGCATCGCCTGGGCCAACGCGACCTCCGCCCGAAGGTCCTCGATCTTCAGCACCGGCCCGAGCAGCGGGTTAACCGTGACTCCGAGCGAGGGATTGGCCTTGCGCCAGGCCAGTTCGTCTTGCCAGTCGTCGCCTTCGTCGATCGCTGCAATGTAGCCAAACCATCGGTCGGCGGTGATGTCGGGAATCAGTCCCTCCAGCACCTTCACCGTGAAATCCCAGTGCAGATAGCAAATCGACGTGCGCCGCACGCCCGCCGTCGTGGTCTCGTACATCAACGGCTGAAGCCGGGCACCCATGCCGGTATCCAGCTTTTCGACCACCTCCGCGTTGGGATGCTCGTGCAGCTCGTCGACCAACGCGACGAACACGTTCAACCCGTCCATCGTCGACGCATCGGCCGAGAGGGGCCGGAACCACGATGCGGTCCCGATCACGGCCAGGTTGTTCGTCGTCTTCGTGATCCGCCGGCGCAACGCCGGCGACCCGAACACCATGCGCTCCGCTTCGGAGAACACGATGCGGGCCTGTTCTTTCTTCGTCGCCGCCGAGTAGATTTCGGCGCCCGCCTCGTTTTCGTCGATCAGCGCCTTCAGCCCGATGCCCGCTTCCAGCGTCGATTTGCCGTTCTTGCGCGCGGTCGAGACGAACGCCGTGCGAAACCGCCTGATCTCGAAGGCAAGGCTCGGCAGCTTGATCTTCCACCCGAAGATGCTGCCGATGACGAACTGTTCCCATGCCAGCAGTTCGAACGGCTGGCCGGCGTATTGCCCCTTGCTGTGCCGAAGCACCGCGGGAAAGAAGTCGATCGCGCGTTGCGCGGTTGCCCGGTCCCACCGCAGACCGCGCGTGTGCCCGTCCACCAGATCCCGCAGGTGCCGCTCGCACGTCAGGCGGACCAATCGCCCGACGACGATCTGATCCGCGACAACCGCTCTCGCGTAAGCCTCGACCGGGTCTGGTGCGGGCTTCGGCCTACGCGCGCCCACGCAGGAAGGCTTCGGCGGGGTCTTCGTTTTCGTCAGGAGGCGCGTTGGCCCTGATCCGCGAACGCGCCGAACCTGACAGGCCGATTTGCTCGGAGAACTGGCGCACCTGATCCAGTGCCTTGTTCGATGCCGAGAGATACGGCGAATACATCGGGTAACCGTTCGGCGCCTTCACGATCAGCCCCGTGGTCACAAGCATTTTTTCGCACTCCATCCACCGGGACCAGGCCATGCAGTACCCGGCGATGATGGCTCGATCGAGTTTCCCGATCAGCCCGACCTCGGCCAGCAGCACCGTCACCCGGTTCCACTCTTTCAACGCGTCCTCGGTCAGCATGTCCGGCGGTTCGGGAATCACGATCCGAGGCTTCGCTTCCTGATCGTTCAACGGCCGGTGCCCTGGGTTGCCGGTGATCAGTTTCAGCACCGTCGCCTTGGGTTTAGGTCCCCGCATGCTCTCACTTTCATACTTCCCAGATTGGGAATATTCGTCTTGCTTCCCATATTGGGAAGTCATATGATGCCGGGGTGAACGTGATCGCACGGAAGAACCTTGAGGCGTTTTGGCTCCGTCATCCGGAAACGGAACAGCCGCTCCGCGCGTGGTTGATGGCGGTGAAAACACGGAACTGGACGAGCATGAACGACGTGGTGGGCACTTATTCGAAGGCCAGCCCCGTCACGGCGGAACGAT